GTGAGTATATGGCAATTGAAATTCTGAAAGAGTATATGGAGGAAGGCATCATAGAAGAGTCACCTGATTACAAAAATTTTTATAAATTAAAAAAAATGTCGAAAGATGGAAAAAGAAATGGTGAATCATCCTAAACATTACGGAGGTGAGTCAAATCCATATGAGGCGATAAAGGTGATTGATGCTTGGGACTTGGATTTTTGTTTGGGTAACACAGTAAAATATATATCAAGGGCGGGAAAGAAAAGTCCCGAAAAAGAATTGGAGGATTTGAAAAAGGCTCTTTGGTATTTACAACATAAAATAAATAAATTAGAAAACAAATGATTGAAACCGGAAAGATTATAAACGGAAATTGTGTTGAAGTTCTAAAAACTTTTCCTGAATCATTTGTTGATTTAATTGTGACATCTCCACCCTATGGAGTAGGGATTGCATATGACGTTCACGACGATGATGTTTATTTTGAAGAGTATTTGAAGTTCTCGGAGGATTGGTTAACCCAAGCATTTAGAGTGTTAAAAGATGATGGTAGAGTTGCCATTAACATTCCTTATGAAATCAATCGCCAAGATAAAGGTGGTCGGATTTTCTTTGTGTCGGAGATATATCAGATAATGAAAAAAATTGGGTTTAAGTTTTTTGGTATTGTCGATTTAGAAGAAGATTCACCACATAGAAGTAAGACCACCGCTTGGGGTAGTTGGATGAGCCCATCTTCCCCCTATATCTATAACCCTAAGGAGTGTGTGATACTTGCATATAAAAACAAACATATTAAGAAAGTAAAAGGGGAACCACAATGGAAGGGAGAACCAACCCAAGTGGAACAAGAAGATGGAACTTATAAAACCAAGGTGGTTTATAAGGAGGAGGATAAACGTGAATTTATTGAATTAGTTTATGGACAATGGAAATACCTTAACGATTCAAGACCGCTCACCAAGGCAACGTTCTCGATGGACATACCTACAAAGGCTATCAAGATACTATCTTACAAAAACGATATTGTACTTGACCCATTTGCAGGAAGCGGAACAAGTCTGGTTGCGGCACAGATACTAGACCGAAGATGGATTGGTATCGAACTTTCGCCTAATTATTGTCAAGTCGCTGAGACAAGAGTAAATTACTTTAAAACTCTCGAAGAAATAAAAGAAGACCAACTTTAAGTTGGTTTTTTTGTTTTATATGGTATTTATCTGATATGAATACAGTTATTTTATCAGAGTCTCAAGTAGATAGATTGGTCAGTAAGTTACTGAATGAATCAGGTATAAGAAATATCAATGATTTATTAAAAAGATTTAAGGAAGCAAAAATATATTTCCATCAAGATTTGGATGGAGTAACTACAGCCATAGCGATGAGAGAGTATTTGGAAAACCAAGGATTCAAAGTCGTCGACTGTGAAGTTATTCAATACGGAGAAAAAGAATGGGCAATTAAAAAGGTCGATGTTGAAAGTGGAATAATGCCTGTACTAGTTGATTTTGCTCACGGTAAAGTAATGTTCGAAATACACACAGACCACCACGATTCACAATCAGGAGTAGAAGGACACACATCAACAAGCTTCAGACAAGCAAAATCAAATGTCGAAACAATATCCCAAATAATATCACCAAAAGAAATTTTTCCTAACGATGACATATTCGTAATTTCAATGGTTGATTCTGCAAAATTCGCTGAAAACAAAATCACACCAAAAGTAGTTATGAATTTTGTTTATAACTTTGATAAAGATAAGTCCCTGAGAGAAAATAAAATTCTTTTTGGTTTGGTTACTAACAAACTCCTTTTAGCCTACAAAAATTATCCAGAATTTATGGAATACTTGGTTATGAATTCTGAACCAAGTTTGATTAGTATATACAACAACATTAAAAAGTTAGCGGTAGAAAGAAATTATGCTGATGTTGAAACTATGCAAAAAAACCAAGAAGAGTTCATAAAACAAAGGGCTGATGAAACTAAGGGAATTAAAAAGTTAGGCAACATATTAGTTCAATATGGATTAGGTAAGATGAAAAAAGGGTCTTATGATAGATATGTTCCTTTTGATATATACCCTGATGCGGATTTTTTGGTTACAGGTATTGGAGCACCTGTTGGTATGGTCCAAGTTTCTTGTAATCCATATAAGGAAAACAGAGCCTTGAAAGGTATCGATTTAGGACCAATCAAGGATGAAGTATTAGAAATATTCAAACCTGAACTTGAAAAAGAAATTTTATCATACAGAGTTATTAAAAAAATTGCTGAAAGAGAGGCTACTGAAAAATCTGTTGGATTTACACAAAGAGATATGATTGCAATGTATGGTAAGGCACCTTCTTATGACCCTGTCACTAACTCTGTAAATGCCTACGATTTTCTAAAGAAAAATTCAGGGGGACACAAATGTATAACAAACATTTCTGCAATAAATTATGTTTATAGTGGATACGACAAACCTTACACGAAAGATTTACCGAAAGAAACTTTACCGATAGCAAATTATGAAGGTGATAATTCTTTTGTAAAAGAATTAAAAAGTAAGTTATTAAAGTTCAGAAGTTTGTCTGAAAAACAAGTATCAGCGGGACTTAATCAAATCAAGAAAGAAGGTGGAGTAACTGACTCTATGGAACAATTCGAAGTGAAAAGAACATCCTCTGATTTAGTTAAAGATTTTCAAAATAAGTTTATTGAAATATTACAAAATAAAATTAGTGGCGGTCAAAACATGAATGAGATTGAACATAAATTAAAAAAAAAAGTCAAAGAATCTAATTCTAACGTAAAATTTGGGACATCAGGAGATTTAGGAAAAACCCCTGGAATACATATTTATCTTTTCGACGATAAAAAGATAGGGTATTCAAACCTCTTAAATTTCGAAGATTCATGGGATTTAGATTCGGACATACCAATGTTTTATAAAAATTCCGAGTTTTGTAAAAAAAAATGTGAAGACGAATTCTTCAATTCAAAAAATTCGTTATACTTATATGATTTGAAAGTTCATCCTGATTACAGAGGAAATGGTTATGGTGAGAGTTTGATGGAAAAATGTCATGAAATTGCTAAAAATATGGGGTTTGATTATATAACACTAATAACAAATCGGAACAATGAGCCCGCCCAAAATTTATATAAAAAATTAGGATACGATATCCATCAAAGTAATGGAATTAAAGACTTCTATTACAAAAAAATATGAAATAATCTAAATAATCATATTGATTACATCACCTTCCTCGATACCTAATTTTTCACAGGTTCCACCCTCCAATTCAAGGACCAAATCCCCAAATCCCTTAAAACGAGGACAATTTTTTTCGTGACAAGGTTCGCAGTTTGAATGAATTTTTGTAATTTCGTTCCCATTAATAAAAATTATGTCCAAAGGAACAATACAATCTTTCATCCAAAATGAATGGTTGCCAGAACCCATCAGAAATAACATACCATCAAAGCCATTATTGAACCTTCTTTTCTTCATGCCATTTTGAATGGCTTCTCTTATGGCGGCAATTTTAACTTTGAACTTTGAACTATTTATTGATATAATCATACAGATAAATATAACAAAAAAATGGAATTGAAAAGATATTCAGGTGTTTTAATCAGATGTAAAGATAAGGTTTTACTTTGCCAAAGAAGTTTTGATGAGGATTCAAGACCAGGTGAGTGGTCAATTCCTTGCGGTCATCAAGAAAAAAACGAAGATAAGCTGTCTTGTGCCATAAGAGAATTATATGAAGAAACAAACATTCAAGTAAGTCCGAGAGATTTGGCTTACGTGGGTGGAATTAAAACTAATGATGAATCAAATAATTATGTGAGAGGAATATTGAGTGTGTTTGTTATGGATTCAGATGAAGAAATTTATCCTGATTTGACAGGTGCGAAAGATGGACAAGAACACCAAGGATGTGGATATTTTACCATAGATAATTTACCATCACCATTAGGTTCAGGACTAAAAGATATTATCAACAAGTTATTATCAAAAAAATTTTCAACAATTAATATATAATATTGAATTTTTTTTTACATA